TTTTTCGTCGTAATAACGTCCCATATCACTAACTGTTAGCTGACAAAAGCTTCTTTTAGGGTGAATGAAAATCTGTACTTGTCTGAAGAAGGCAAATAACTAACACTATACGTATTATCAGCAAGGCGGAAATGCGCGTCCTCTAAGGAGGTTCTGGGGATGAACGGCTCTAGCGATTCGATTACAAAGGTTTCACCGACGCAAACTTCGTCTAGATTTCTTTTGAAATTAATGTAAGCAGATCGGCTGAACGGAGTCGTGGTGATGTTGTACTCGCGGGAACGGGTGTTAATCCCATCCGGCTGCATTTGTTCGTACCCATCCCCATAGCCAAACTTCCTAACTCTATGGGTGTGTTTTTCTTGAACGTCTAAAACTAAATCAAGAGCCAGGGGTAGAGCCATAATTATCGTCCTGAATAAAGAAGCCCACCAGAGCGGCGCTCATCCATAATCACCTTACGGACTGCGGTATCAATCGCCTTACCGAGTTTAGCGGGGCCTTCAGGGTCAGAATTACCTCCGTCGCCCTCGTTAGTGACATTTACGGTGACGTTGCTTGTAATCGCACCGCCTGCACCACCCTTCATATCAACAGGGATTGAACGACCGTTAGGCAACGGCACAACTGCCTCGTTCATGCCGCCTTCACCGATCAGCGCGTTGGTGGGTTTGGTGACGATGCCACCATCAGCAAAACCGAAGTTTGGCCCTGCAACACCCAAACCAGTCATCGGATCAAAGTATTGAGTAGTGCTCATGGCAGCACCTGCTGCTGGAGCACCACCCCCGATCATTCCCAGCGCACCCTTAAGCAGGTTGATGACGATTAATTTCGCGATCATCTGTGCGGCCATTTTGATGAATGCCTCTCCAACACTCTTGAAGAAGTTGTGGAAAGCCTCTGTGGCAGTCAGGGTGCCGTTGACAAGACCCATAACTGCATCGGCGATACTCTGCTCAATGGTCTGAGCGATCTCCACCATGCGCTCCTGCACATTGGTGATGTACTCCTGTGCCTGTACGACGTAGTCCGCCAACGCACTGTTCTGACTTAACTGAGACTCTGTAAGGGCATCAACTGCGGCCTTCGCATTGATATTGGCCTCTGTAATCGAGTTGATTTGCTCAGTAGCGAACGCATCATTGATAAGTCCCTGCGCTTTGGCTTCATTGATCCCAGTGAGCTTGTCTAGCATCACTTGATCCAGCTCGTTCTTCCTTATAGCTCCCTCCAATGCAGCCCCAGAGAAACCCTCCATGATCAGACGGTTGCGCGTCTTTAGGGCTTGAATTTCCTGCTGAGCGTTCTTTGTTGTCTCTCGGAAAGGCGCAGTCGCGGCGAATCTTGCATTGAGTGTATTAGCGCCAGCAAGTCCTGGAGCAGCTTCTGCAAACGTGTCACGTTGGGACTCAGCACCGCTTAATTTGGCTCGGGCAATGTCTACGGCTCCTTGGGCCTTAATTGCGTCACTGCCGCCTGGAGAAGCTGCTAGGCGTGTCTCAGCGATAGCGAGTTCAGCCTTAGCGTCTTCAACCGCCGTCAGGAACTTATTGGCTCGCTCTTCAAGAACGCGGTTCTGCTGGATATAGGTATTTAGAATGCCCATCTGTGCAGCCGTTTCACCTACAAACTGCTGCTGTGTCAATGACAAACGGTGGTTAAAAGTTTCAGTTATTAGCTTCCGCTCTAGTGCAGCAACTTTTTCTACTTCTTGCTTTTGTACTCGGGCCAGTGCTCGGGCAGCATTGGCTCTAGCCCGCGCTTCAGCATCAGCAGAATTCTTGCCGCCTCTTTTGCCGCGATTCTTAAGCATGTCCTCGGTCGTTAGCAGGCTTCCTACGTCCATGCCCGACTGGCCTACACCCAACTTTTCGTTAAACCGCTTCTGCAGCTCCGCAGCAGCCTTGGTTGTGGAAGCAACGTTCGCTTCTGCTTGCTCACGAGTAAGAATTCTGGATTGACCCATTCCGCCGCCGAGATTTATCTGATCACGATCACCCAGCAGCGCGAGCTGGTTTTCAGCACGAACACGAGCCTGGATTGCAGCATTTAGCTGATTATCCAATCCGATGTTGTAGAACCTCATCAATGCCAGAGTTGCTTGATTGACAAGCTTGATGATCTCAGTGAAGACGTTCTGGAACATTGCGCCAACCGGACCCAACATCTTACCGACGTTTAGCTGAAGCTCATTCAGGGCTGTACTTAGTCGAGCGCCTGCTTCCTCTGGACCTTTGCTGATTTCTTTTGCTGTATCTCCAAACTCCTCGAACAACTCTTTGGAGAATTTGACGAAATCTTCAACAGAAACAGTTCCTTTCTCAAGAGCCTCATCAAGCTCAGCCGTGGTTATACCCATCGACTTCGCAAAGAGTGAAACAGCACCCGGAAGTCGCTCGCCTATTTGACCACGAAGCTCTTCAGCCGTTACCTTACCCTTCGAGAAGACTTGCTGAGTTGCTAATAGAATTCCGTTTAATTGTTCGTTACTGCCGCCCAACGCTTTGTTGGCAACAATCATACCCTCGAAGACCTTCTTAGCGTCTTCAGTTGATACGCCTGCGGATCTAGTTGATGCCGCCAAACGAGTGAAGTTCTCAGTGGCCGACGCCAGTGGGACGTTATAGGTTTTTACAACGTTATTAATAGCTTCCAGACCTTGCTTGGTGTCATCACCTAATACACCTACCAGCGCCCTTTGGAATTTGGCCTGCTGTGCTGCGGCAATGGCGGCCTGGTTGCCATAAGCAATCATGCCCTTGGTAAGAGCTGCCAGCGCCACAACTGCTCCGGCAGTAGCTAAACCGCCTGCTGCTGCGGCTGCACCGCCCGCCATGGCACTCCCCATTCCAGTGGAGCCGAACCTTCCAGCTACACCCCGCGCAAATCCTGCACGACGACCCGTGTTACCTCCGAAGCCCCTTCTAGGAGCTGCAGGTCCCATCGGGCTTGAATACTGCGTTGCGCCTTTGCGCTGCTCAAGGTTGAATTTGACTAGCTCCCTGCGCCCTTTTGCATACTCTTCGCGTACTTTCCCTATCTGCTCCTTGATTCTTCGCAGGCTCTCAAGGTGCTGCCTATTGTCGTCGTGCTTCCCAAACTTAGTTGCAGATTGCTGAGCTTCTGCATACTTACGCTTCAGCTTTAAAAGCTCAGACCCCAGAGAAGCATTGGCCTTTTTCTGTGATCTAATATCTTTTTCAATTCGTTGCGTAGCTTTATCGGAAGCCCTCGCAAAATCAGCAAGCTTTTTCAGCGCACGGCTGTTCTCAACATCAAGAGTATATGTATATCTACCTTGTGCCACAGAGAACTAGCGCTGTAATCTTAGTTTATCGGTTATGTGGTAATAACTTTATTGAGCGCGGCGATAACTCTAACCGGCAACTTTTGCTGAGCGATAAGTGATTTAAGTACTTCTCTCGTCTCAGTAAGTGCCAGATTGGCTTCCTCATTCAATGGGAAGGGCAACAACTGATCTATAGGAACTTCACCCCCTTTCTCACCCCCAAAGCTTCTAGCAATTGAAATTATGATTCCCGCAAGACGTGCGGTAGAGATCGAGTGAATGTTGGCGAGTCGCTTATCCCGGTCGCCGCTGTGCCTGATTACCGAATAGATAGTCTTGATTGGAAGCCGCAAAAAGTCGTAGCGCTCAACATCCTGTCCCGCTGGTGAGGCGCGAAACTCGGTGTAGACCATAAGTAAGTCGATCTCAGAGGTGGCGAGGTATTCGCGCATCTGGCCTATGCGCTCCGTCACCACCTCCTCAGTCAGTTTCCCTCGGCTTCCTCCTCTTCACCTTCTACGGGCCAGCCGTTGCGTTCCCAGTCGACAAACTCATAGATCTCGTCGAGTAGACGGCTAGGCATCTCCCTTGTGTCGGCTTCTTCCCAGTCCGGCACCTGAACCCATTTCGACTTGTCCTTCAGCTCTGCCCTGTATCTCATAAACAGGCTTACTGTCTGGATCTTTTGCTCGCTTACCGACTGGCCCTGTGTCTGGATCTCCGCCAGCTCCTCGACATAGTCGTAAAGCAACTCCTGGTTGGAGTTGACGTCGCTTAGAGCATCCAGCGCATCTTGGACAGGGATGTCCTGCTTCACCGCCACGTCCTTAGCGATCTTCAGCAGCGCGTAGGTGTTCTTGGCCTGCTTCCTCGCAACCTCCTCAATACCTTCGATCTCACCTGCTACTAGATCTTTGTAAACCGGAAATCTGAAAGGCTCGATGTCGTAATACTCTTTCTTGCCGAAAAAGATCTTTGAATACTTGCTCATGAATCTATGAAAAATGATGTATCCGCAGCAACCATCTCGATAGATTGGCCGACCGCGTTTTCAGGAATTTCTACAGTCAAACTAACACCATCTTCAGTGAAAAGTTTCATAGGCGAAGACGAGGAAGGGGCGATGTAAACCGCCCCTACTTCGAGTATTTCACCTTTAACTTTGCAATTGATGAAGTAGGACTGCTTATCCTCAGAGGTAAGCAGATCAGCTTGCATCAGGCGTAGACGTCAATCTCAGAAGTGCTGTTGTTCAGCGTGCCGACGAAGATCTCACCCCTTGACTGGAAGGTCCAGCTGTACTCAATCAGACCGTCACTCGGAGCAGCTTCACTAACACCAGTGACGCATGCTTGGAATGCACGAACGAAGTACAGGAAGTTGGAGCTGTTGTCCTGACCAAGAAGCGTGAGCATCTCAACGAAGATCTCAACGTCTGGATCTGACTCGGCGTTCAACACCAAAGTCAAAGTCGGATCAACGTCTGCCTGAGGAGTTCCAGTAGCCAGGCTATTGATGAAGAAGGAAGTACAAGCAAGCTCACCAGCCTGAGTGACACCAACGGAATCTCTAAAGCCGTTGTCACCCAACAGGAAAAACTCCTGGCTATTCGGTGAAGGTGTGTACTCAGCTTGAGTCAAGCCTTTGAAGTTCAGCATGTTTGCACCAGAAGGACTGGTGTATGCGCTGGAAATAACGCCGCTGCCGTGAGAAGCGGGGGTAAGTCGGGTGCCGCCTGGGTCAGCGATCCGCACAATGCGGTCCCTGCCCTTTGCAAACGCACC